ATACGCATGGCTTCTGAGCCGGATGTAAAACCAGTAGTAGCTCCTGTGCGGAAAGTCAAAGTTCCGTATGCGCTTAACCCTAAACCATTGCTTCCATCACGACCCAAGGAATAAATGTGTGTGCCGCCTGTGTTATACCCAGAATATTGTGGGGTTGATGAGGAATCTGCATTTAAAGTTAGCAAAGTAGTAGGATTAGAAATACCAATACCCAAAGACTCCGCAGACGCATCCCAGAACAACTTCGCAGTCGTGCCAGTGTCTTCGTAGAAACTGATGTCGCCTGTATCTCTGTCAATAGACAGTCTTTTGGTTTCTGGGTCTTGGCCAACACCAATTTCAAACCGATTAAATGCACCTGAATATTTAACGCTTGCACCAAATTCAGATGTAGCTGTCGCAGTCTCATGCAAAAGGATTTTAGCGTCTGTTGCACCACCTGCGGTGTTTATGTTTAGCGTAGCACCGCTGGAGTTGCTAACAGTCAAAGCGTCAGCCGTCACAGTACCCGTTACGTCTAAAGCTGTAGCTGGCGAAGTAGTCCCGATGCCGACGTTGCCGCTCGTATCAATCGTGAGTCGATTTGTGTCTGCCGTCTCATCCTTAATGTTGAAAGTGTCGTCACTGTGGATTTTGACAGAGTAGCTTCGAGCATCGTTTTGAGCGATAAACCGTGCAATACCGTTTGCCTGCTCTGAACGAGCGATAATGTCTGTTACTAAGCCGCCTCGAACATCTAACTCGCCATCGGGTGAGCTAGTACCCAGACCCAACCGCTCCGCAGACGCATCCCAGAAGAACTTCGGCGTTGTCCCTGTATCCTCAAACAGAGAAAAATCACCTGTGCTTCTGTCTATTTTTAAAGCGTCTACAACCGTAGCACTGCCACTTCTTCGGCTAATAAAAAAGGCGTTGTCAGCGTTATCATGCGCCATTTCAAAGCCGTGATTGGCTGTCTCATCTACACGAAAACCAGAGCGACCTCCGCCTATTGTGCTTGTAGTTACGTAAATGTTGCCGCTAGTTGCAGAGAATGTAGAGTCGCTGGTCGCCGCAATACTACCCGTTACGTCGATGCCTGTGGAGGTGGTGGCTAGTTTTTGTGAGCCGTCATAGTACAACTCAACTGCACCGTTTGTATCACCTGCAATCCAGTTGCGATCTTGCGCTACAGGTTGAATACGAAAATCGTCAACGGCAATCACAAGGTTTCCAGCGCCGCCTTCTGTAATAAAACTGTTGCCAGTTGGCCCATCATGATAAATCTGTAGGTCAGAGCCAGCACCGAAGATAGCCTTGTCGTTGTCACCGAAGTTGATGTCAGCAGAAGTAGTCATACCGTCTGTGGTGATGACGCCAGTAACGTCGATGCCTGTTGAAGTGGTTTCTAGTTTTTTTGAGCCGTTGTTATAAAGATCAACCGCTCCCGACGTATTCGCTCTAATCATGTAATTGTTAGAGCTATCTAAAAAACTAATGTTTGGGCCGTTCGTTTTTAGCCAAATACTGCCCGTTCCAACATCTGTGATGTAACTGTTATTACCATCATGAAAAATCTGCAGGTCAGAACCAGCACCGAAGACTGCTTTATCGTTGTCACCAAAAGAAATGTTAGAGCCGCCTGTTGTATTACCGTTAGACAGCACTTCAGATAATTCGTTGTTTGCAGTGATCTGGGAGTCAACGTAAGCTTTTACGGACTGCTGTGTAGGGACCAGAGTTTCACTGTCGGAAGCCATGTTGTCTTCATCGACAAAGGCAGTGACATTGATAGTACCGTCGGAGATAGTTGCAAAGGTAAGTGTGCCCGTAAACGTAGGGCCGGCTGTATCAGCTTTGGAGTTTACTGCAGTTGCAATGTTGTCAAACTCAGTTTCGAATTCTGAACCACGGATGACTTTATTGGAGTCTCCTGCAGGAAGAGAGTCTTTTGCCTGAAAATCTGTGGTTTTAGTGTAGTTAGACATCTGTATTTCCTATTGCAGAAAAAAAGAAAGAAGTAGAAGGGGGCCATGAAGACCCCCAGAAGGTTTTTATGCAGAAGGAACTGCGAGAACAAAACCAGCTTCAGGACGGTATACTTCAACACCGTACAGGCAGTCAGCAGTGTACAGAGTTGAGAGGTACTCCTGCTTGTACTGAGTCTGTGAACGTACAGACATTTGCTCCGCAAGGACGATAGCGTCACGGTGGAAGAGCATAGCAGCACGAGTGTCTACAGAAGCTACAGAGTTCTGAGCCGCAGTTTCGATAGTTGCACAGTTAGCTGAAACGTAAACGTCTACACCGTAGAGGTTACCGATGAGGCCAGACTGGACTGACTGACCAGATACGAAGTCAGAAGACACGTAGCGGTCGATGCCCATGATGGCATTACGAGTTGCGGGTGGGATAACGAGTACACGATCTTCCATTGGGACGTTGTTGTCGTCCAACTTCTGGATCATGTCACGGAAGAACGCATCAGTAAACTCGTCGCCAGCTACAAGAGTGTCGTCGGTGTACTGAGTAGTTGTACCGTTGTCGTTAAAGAAACATCCGCTGTGCTGGTAGTCAGTAGGCGCTACAGAGCCAGAGAATACAACAGCACCGCCGTCACCAAAACCAGTACCACAAGAGTGGAGGTCAGTGTCGATCTTAGTAGCAAGCGCATAACCAGCGTCTTCAGTGTAGAACTGACGGAGGCTGTTAAGCGCCTGTACTTCTACGATGTCTTCAATGAGACGTGAGTACTCAAAGTGACGGTCGATGTCAACAGTCAGTTCGCCTTCAGTGTTAGCGATGATAGTAACAGCAGTGTCAGCAGCTTTAGCGTTAGCATCACCACGGACAGGCTTAGGGATGTGAAGCTTGTCGCCTTTCTTGCCAGACATTGTAATCTTTTTGACAAGAGGAGCCATCTTCAGGTTTTTTTGGTAAGCAGCAATAATCTCATCACTCCAGATTTCTGGAATAAACTTGTCTGCTTCAGTCTTTGCAGTAAAACCGGCTGCGCCCGGATAAGTTGCAGTAGCCATGTCAATCTCCTAGATTATTTGACTCGACCCTCTGCGTATGCTGCTAGTATCTCTTCTGATAATGCTTGATAACGCTCGGGGTCTGTTTTCATTAGTTTAATAATGTCGGCCCTGCGATATACCTTCTTACGACTTCCTTCAGCACTGCCTCTGGCGTTGCCTGTATTAGCTGCCTTGAGTTGTTGCTTACGCTCTTGCTTTTCAACATTAGCGGTCTGTTGTACTACTGTCTTCCGTTCTTTCCAGAGTGAGAAGAGTTCGTCAGCAGAGTCAGCATCGTACTGTTGGTCAGCGGCCACAAACAACTGAGTCCTAATTTTAGACGCTTTTATCCACTCAGCAAACTTGGGATCAGCTAGGATCTCTTGCATGTCTGGGTGTTTGTTGTTAAGCGTTGCTAAAGCAGCTTGTTGCTTGTACTGCGAAGAGTACTGCTCTGCTTCCCTAATCTTAGGATGATTCTCAATTGCTCTATTGACAGCGGCTTGAGGATCTGTAAAATAGTCTATATCGTCTTCAGGCTCAACATGTTGTGGTTGAGGTGCTGATTGTGTTTGATTACTAATGTAATCATCCACGACTTTACGAAGTTCACCTACTTCAGAAGACTGACGACCTAAAAGCTTTTCAGCCTCTTGGTGCATCTTAACTACTTCTTCTAAAGACTTACCTTGATATTTATCTGGTAAGGCTGATTCAGGTTCTTGAGGTTGCTCAACTTGTTCTTGTTGAATCTCGTTAACTTCGTTGGTTTCGATTTCGTCCACATTGTCCTCTTCAGGTTGTGAATCTACAATCATTGCTCTTGACATTATTAAACTCCGTGATTGTTATCATTGTGGAGATTTCTTTTTACCTGCTTTTTCGTGCTCTTTCACCCACTTCATGTGCGCTCCCGGAAAGGAACCATCATGACCTGCTAAGTGAAATGACGGGGCAGATACCATCCTTGTAGAAACTTTACCACAGGTTTTGCACCTATGTTCTGTGACTGTAGGTTCTACAAATTCTTCATGTACGTGTCCATCAGGACAACGAAAATCATAGATTTTAAACATCTACAGGGCCTTCTTCTTCTGCCTCAGCTTGTTCTCTGGCAGCTTCAATAGTACCCTGAAGATTGATTACGCTCGCTAAAGCAGCAACTTGACCTTTACGATAGAATAGTTCTTCTACGTCTTTTACAGTCTGAATGTCTGCTAATTGAGTTGCGTTATTAGATAACTCTTGTACGAGTTGTTTGAAACCTTCGTGATTGAAGAGTTCGTTGTAGTTGTCGAAGTAGGTTTCAAGCTCAGGAGTCATAGTTTCCTCTAATGTTGTTAACTATAGTTTTATTATAGCATATTTTTAAGCAGTTGTCAAGCTTTTCTTGTAGTTTTTCTTCGTCTACCTGAAGCTGTAACTGCATGTTTAATTTTAGCAGGCCCTGTTTTACGACGTGCAGAAGAAGCCTTCTCACTTTTGGTCATCTTAGCTGCTACTGCTTTAGGTCTACAGGAGGGGTAGGGACGCTTAGACTTAGTAGCAGACTTACGACCACAAGGCTTGCCTGTCTTAACGTCTACCCAGTCTTCCTTAAACCACTTCTTAAGGGCTGCACCTTTCTTACTTTTTCTTACGGCCACTTTTGTTACCCCAGTTCTTAGCGCCGACTTTGCGGCATTTAGCTACAGCACCAGAGGCGTATGCAGAAGGCCAGACCTTGTATCTGGACTTGACCTTCTTTGCACAAGCGTCGTTAGCTTTCTTAGTGCTACTTTTTCTTTTTGCTGCCACAACTACCTCGCTTCTTTGCTTTCTTCGGTGGTCGTCCTACTTGTTTTCCGTATGTGCCTTTTCCTGCTGGCATAGTTATCTCCTTACCATTTTTTACACGACCAATATCGTGCTGTTAGTTTACTAGGTGGGTTTGTGTCACACTTATGACGTGCTCTAAACGACTTTCGTCGCGCAGGCTGGTCTTTCTTAATAGTCATCTTAGCGTCACCAAAACGAATAGTCTTAGTCTTGTCACCTTCTTTGGCTACTACTACAAACTTCTTCGTTGGGTGACTAGGCGTTCGCTTTGGCTTGTTGTACCCGCTTACGCCCGCCCGTGCTAGCTTTGGGTCCTTGCTCTTTGGCATTTTGTAATTCCTCTACTTGCTTTGTTAACGCCTCAATACGGGCTTCTAATGGGTCTACCATCTTTTGAATTTTATTAACGACGGCTTGAAACTCTCTATCTGTAAACATGTTTTGTCCTCAGTTATAAGGGAACCATTCGCCAAACTTACGGACATAGATAAGTATAACCGTAGTGTCTGGTGTGTTAATTGTTACTGTCGTACTTCCAAATTCATCAACATTGTACTCAGCAATATCAAAAAAGGAAGACGAAGAAGTAATGTTGATGTCCCCTATAATGTTTACAGTATCGGAAGTAGTTAACTTCACCATAACTGTTTCACGATCTTTAGGAGACGTGTTTAGTACAATGTCTACGTCAGCACTGCACCTTAGTATTTCAGTTCCAGAAGTCGTGTGACTGCCGGAAACCTCATACGCTTCTGCTATGCCTAAGTCTGCTCTGGATTGTGGTATGTAACTCATTAAATTGCCAACCACTCTTTAAATTCTTGGATATACACCAAGTGAAGTGTAGTGTCGTCTTGTTCAACAATAATACTTGAGTAGCCAAACTCGTTGACGTTGTATTTTGCTACGTCATAGTAAGACAGGTTTACAATGTTGATCTCACCAACAATGTCTATCCTGTCATCTGTTCTACAGTTTACAAGTACAGTCTCTCTGTCTTGAGGATGCTCTCTTAGATTAATGACGACACCAGATGTAACCTTAAGAATCTCTGAGCCACCTGTTGTATGATTGCTAGAGATAACTTTGGCTGTAGCATTCTTAAGATCGGCACGACTAGCCATGCTACCCATAGAGATGTTGTAGACATTAGGTGCCTGAGCCTCATTAAGGTCCTTTACAGAGCCTGCGTCTACTTCCTCACCGTTGGTAAGGGTCAACACTAAATGTCCGTCAAAGTCCACTGTGGCGTCCTGAACGCCTACACCATCTTCTCCGTCCTTACCGTCGACTCCGTCTTTACCATCAACACCGTCTTTACCAGATATACCAGCAGGTCCAGTATCGCCTTTGTCACCTTTTGGTCCTTTTTCACCTGTAGGGCCGGGATCGCCTTTGTCGCCTTTTTCTCCACGAATAGCTTCTACTGCCTGAATCTTAGACAGTAGTTTATCGTAGATAGCTGTAAGTTTTAAGTCCACGTTCATTGCTGAGTAAGACGTTGCATCAACATTTGTTCCGCTTGACGTGTTTCTTCGTCACGCGTTTCTTGACGTTGGTTACCTTTCTCCTTTGCCTGAACTTCTCGTTCTTTAAGCATTGTTTCAGCTACACGCATCCGACGCTCAAACTCTCTGTCGTCTTCATTACCTTCTTTTAGGTTTCGAGTAATTGCATTAATCTTATCAATTTCAAGCTCCTGAGGTACTGCCTGAGCCTCTGCAGCCAGTTTAGTAGCACGAGCTTGTGACTCCTGAGCTTGAGCAGACAGTGCTGCTGTTTGTGACTGCTGGAACTGTAGCTGTGCTTGTTGCGCTGCCTGAGCCATTTGTTGTGCTTCTGGGTTAGGCTGCATAGCTTGCTGCATTGCTGTCAACAGTTCTTCACGGTTAGACAGGTTCATGTTGTCAATAATGCTTTGAATTAACGTGTTGTACAACGGTGAGTCTTTTTGCATAGTCTGCAGTAGTTGTACAAGCTGAGTAACTTCGTACTCCCTTGCAATAATACCTAGAGTACTACTTGCGTTAAACTTATAGTCAGCTACAGGGTAGTTCTCAGGGTCAAACTGCATGTAACGGTAAGCAGCTTTTTTGACAAACGGAATTAGGAAGGACTGTTGGAAGTTAATTAGTGTCCGTTTGTGACGTTTAATAATAGCGCCAAGAGACATACTGATACCAGCGGCAGTAGCCTCGCCGTTAACCTGACCTGCGATTCCTGCTGAGTCAACGGCTCCTGTTGCTTGCTGTACCATCTGCTGCAGGGCTCCGGCCTGAGCAAAAGTAATTTGACTAACTTGACCAAAGTTGAAAGGCTGAAGTACTTCACGAGGATCTCCGCTGGTTAAGATCATCTTACCGGGACGTACTTCTGGTTTTGCGCCTCGTGGTAGACGTGTGGCATCAATAGCCATCATTGGGTGTATAGTAAGACTCAGTGCGTCGATTCTAGCTCTCAACTCAGTGTCTAGAGCTTTCTGTGAGTTGTAACCCTTTTCGCAAACCCCACGACCCCAGAAGCGACCGGGTACTACGTCCCAAGGGAAAGCTACTACAGGACGATCCTGCATCATGTAAGGGTTAGCTTCAGCCTTCAGGAGAATACCCCCGTTAGCGACTACTACGACTGCTTCTACGTACTTTGAGTCAGGCTTTTGGTCAGGTACTAAGATTTCTTCTTCGTCTTCTGTAGCGCCTTGTAGAAGCTCTCGTGGTACTAAACCATAGTACTTAGTAAGACGTACTTTGTCGTCATGATAAATAGTTAGGTCTTGGTCAGGTTCTAAATCAGTGTCAGGAGAAGCAGGACCAACATAAGTGTCACGATAGACGCCTTGTTCTTGCAAAAGCTCAACTTGGTGTCGGCTTACGAACTCGTCAACAGCTACACCCATAGCGTCTTCTACAGACGTTGCTACAGGATCAATCAAGAAATTTTGAGGTAGTACAGGTTTTAGTTTAACTTTGACACGTTCTGTAATGTTTACGCCTACTGCTTGAAGGTCACCGCCCATGATGTCCTGAGTAGCAGGAGCCATTTCTTTCATTTCTTCAATGACGATTTCACCAACACCTGTACCAAAGACAGCAGCATTAATAAGACATTCGGCAACAGCCTTACGTACCATGCAGTCTTCAAAGTCTTCCGTTAGTTTGTTTCTTAGGAACAACACGTCAGCTTTGTCAGTGTCGCCCATGTTGTCACTAACGTCAAACCACTTGCCACGACCAAAGGTGGCTTCTTCTAGTTCCGCTACATTAGACTCAACTGCTTGCTGAAGTGCAGGAGAAATAATACGGGAACGCTCAGACCGACGCTCACTGTCAGCAGGGTCCCACTGACCACGCCAGAGTCGATAATATTCTTCAAATCTTTGTTCATAATTGCTTTCGTAGTGGTCTCTCCAATCTTCACATTTAGTAATAACCCAATCTTCAATAGACTCTTCGATCATCAACGGGTCTGTTTCGTATAATTCTGTCATATCAGTATCCTGCTACCACGTCTAAAATTTCATGGTCTTCAATTTCGTAGTCGTAGTCGTACGCTACATTAGCCAATTGGTCGATGTACGCCAAAGCGTCCACCAAGTCATCATGCGTTAGTGGATCAGGGAACTGAAAAAGCTGATCTAGGAACTTACTGTTCCATTCCCCTTTGTTTAAAGTAATGTAGCCGTTTTCAAAACGCCCCTGCAGTGCCCACATTACCCTGTCGGTCTTCTTCTTGTTACCGTGAGTCAACTCTTCAACTCTAAAGAACATACCGTAACGCTTCTGCATGTCCATCAAAGGAGACATCACAGCTTGCTTAGCAATACCTCTTTCGATTCCAACCGACACGGGACGGTAATCTCTAACGGCCTGAAATATCTTAGCTGCTGTTTCGTCAAGTGACCATCTACCGTGTATGATATTGTCAACATACCAACCATGCTCATTGACCTTAACCACGGTGATCGCTGTGTCGTCAAGCTTGGAGTTCTTAGTCTTCTTTTTGTTGACTTCTTCAAATCCTGCCAAGTCAACGGCAATGTAGTAATCTCCTACTTCTGGCTTATCTTCACTAAATTTAACCCAATCTTCCTTAAACATCTCTGACCCACGGGCTTCAAACGACGCCATAAATTCTTGACGAAACGCGTAAGAAGACATAGACTTTTTAGCAATGTCAATTTCGTCCGGGTCCAACAATGGATTGTCATAAGAAGTAAAGTGCCACGCACGGTACGTCGGATCATTACTTAACTCCGCATATTTATAAAGTTCGTAAAAGTGGTTGCGCCCCATAGGTGTCCCTATGAACATTGCACATCCTTTTTGGTCAGCCAAGGCAGGTCTAAGGATCTGCTCAAACACCTCTGGCTTCATGTCAGCATACTCGTCCATGACTAGGAACTTGAGGCTAACACCACGCATTGTTTCTGGTCTGTCGGCACCTTTTAGGCTAATGGTAGCACCGTTGACAAGCTTAATTTGCAAATTATTAATGTGACTACCACTAATAACGGGGTGGCCCAGTTCAAGCAGGGTGGACCACATGATGTCTCTGGCTTGTCCCTGAGTAGGTGCGACGTAAAATACATGGCCTCTGTCTGCCTGTAGTGCGTTAACAATTAACATCCATGCTGCTAACCTAGACTTACCCGTACGTCGCCCAGCAGCTACAATTTTAAATCTTGTGTCGTCTGCCCAGACTTCCTGTTGCCAAGGCAATAGTTCTATATTAAGATCAGTCAAAGTTG